CAGTGGGTGATTGGGGTAGACTGCCAAAAGCGTGGTCTTCCCGATCCAACGTTAATCAACCAAATTACTTCTACTGGAACTATCTTGCGTTCAGCGGGTCAATAGATTCGCCCTGGATGAAAGATAAACTAGAAGCAATAAATTTCGGGGGTTCAAGTGCTGATAGTATGTTAGCGCTGAAAGCTTACGATATCGAATACAAGTCGCAGAGAGTGATATCCAATAGAAAGATTAGGGAGTTTATGTCCCAGAACGGACTATCGGAAAAATGCGCAATACCTCTCCATCCAGATTTCTTCACAGATGAAGTTACTGTTAAAGGGGATGCTAATCCTGGGCCGAGTTTTATCCGTAGTGGCATCAAGCGCAAATGTGACGCTGTTGGTGTTGCTATGCAATGGTTAAGACAGGTTTTGAAGGGTGAAAAGTCAGTTAACTCGTTACCTGACATTTTATGGGGCTTGGCTGGCCGTGGTAAACCTACCAATGTCAGTAAAGTCCTAGAAAAGATATCTGTGGGTAAGTCAGTAGGCCGAGGGGTCTGGATGGCAGACACACATGAGAGTGTATTCTGTTGGCGCTATCAGCAGCCTCTCACTCAATTCTTCACATATGTTGATGTAGGTATTGACATTGGGGAGAATAAATGGAGTGATGCTACTAAGAAGCGGATGGATGAGTTTTTATCTCCATTAGGATACTTCATTTCAGGGGATTGGGAAACTTGGGACGCCAAGGTTCCTGAGAACTTGATAAGAATGGCGTTTGTTGTCATTCGCTCTATGTTGGGTGTTGAGCAGAATACAATAGATGACGAAATCTTAGCTTACTTGGAGAAGCACTTTGTGTACTCTAAGGTGGTGTGCCCGGACGGGGTCATCCGTATGAAGTTAGGAGGCGTTCCAAGTGGGAGTGGTCTCACTACCATTGTTAATTGCATAGTGAACAAATTTGTTTGCTGGGAGATTAACTCTAGACTTGATCAAGAGAACAGCGAAGAGGATCGTTGCACTGGTATACGTGTTATGGGTGACGACAATCTTCAAAGGTTCTCTTGTACTGGAT